GAACGGCGGCTTTCCCGTACATCCGAGATCCCGAGTTTCGTCACGCAGCCTGCAAGCACTTGGTGGCGGTTTTCGACTACATCAAGGCGACCAAGCTGAAGATCCCCGAGCCGGCAAGGAAGGTTGGTCGGTATTTGCTCGATAGTAGCGAGAATTACAGATCCCCGAGTGCTCGTCGCGTGGCGGCAAAACGGCTCGGAAAACACATATAGGAACAGATCAGATGCCCGTCTACCAGTACGAATGTCAAAGCTGCAAGATGCAGTTTGAAGCAACGGCGAAGATCGATGAACGGAAAGCTCCACAGGAGTGTCCCGGCTGTGGTTCGTGGGATTCCAAGAACATCATCACGGCCGTGGGTCTGAATTTTCCAGGCGACGATTGGGCGACCAAGAACAATCGCATCGCCGGACAGATGAAAGAGAAGAACGCTCGGCTCCACGAGAAAGAGCAAGAGTATGGCCGGAGCGGTCAGGTCCCGAAGCTGATGCCCAACGTCGGCGGAGAACAGGTCGATAGCTGGTCCGAGGCTTCAAAGCTCGCCAAGAGCAAGGGAAAAGATTCTTCGGGGTACGACCGGCTAGCTCGTAAAGAGGAGAAGGCATCATGACGGACGTGTTTCCTTTGGTTGTCGAGCGGGCGAAGAACTACGCCTCTCTGTACTTCAACAATCAAGACGGCGTTCTCTCGTATCGACTGCGCGCATCGAACACCCTGAACGATGCCTACGTCGGGGCCAACCTGAGCCCTCACAATGGAGTCGTGGGGGTGAATGGGACGGACATCCTGTTCGCTGTGAATCAGGGACAGTTTTTCCGGTCGCACGGAATCCGGCAGCGTGGGTTGGGGCTCGTTGATGAGTCGTACCGCAATCAGACGCGCCTGATCTACGATCCTGACGAGTACTACAACCCGCCCACCACGAAGGCCACTCCGCCAGACAAGGACATCGCTTTTCTGAGAGTCCAGACGGCTACCGTTGCCTCGGGTGGGGTCTACGGGACGGAAGGCCCGATCCTGATTCTCCAAAGTCCGACGTTTGCGGTGGTTCCGCGACCTGCGCTGTCCCTGTATGGAACAGCCCCGAACGTGGGTGCGGTGCCGGGAGGCATGCCGCCGCCGGATTCGCTGGAATTCCGAGTCCCGTTCTACGGGGACAGCCTGGTTGTCACGAACCACGATGCGGGCATCCCCTTGCTTCTATCGATGGGCAGGGACGTGCCCTTTATGCAGGTCGATCCCCAGCAAAACTGGACCCATACCTCGGGTCAGAAGGATTCCCTGGTTCTTGCAGGGTCGGGAGGAAACCCCAATTTCTCCGTGCTGATCTCCACCGTCCAGGGAGCGCGCTAAAACCGCGCGCGAGGTGCGCAATAGTCGCCCTATATCTCGCCTAGATACGAGGCGCCCGAAGCCGAAAAGAGGAACCAATGCCTGATCAGCGTGTTTACGTCGTCATGCAGCGAACGGACATTCCCGACGCGCTTCTGCAGTTGACGGAATTGAAGCCGAACGACTCGCAGCGAAACTACATCTACGAGACGCCGGGGCAGACGCAATACGTCAAGAACATTCCGGCGAATGATACGGTCGCAACCACAGGCTTGGGACCGATCACGACCAACGTGGACTACAACGGTCTCGGTGCGTATCTCATCGATCGTGTTGAAGATCAGGCCGGTGGTACGCCTGCTCTCACGGCGGCCATCACCAACACGGCTTCGGCGGCAATCATTGCACTTGCCCAGGCTGGGACCGCCTGCGATGCAGTGGCCGTTGCTGCTGAGCTAGTCGCTGCGGGTGCTGCTGGTGGAACCACTCTCACGGCTGGCAACTCGACGGGCGACATCGAGGACGTGCTCGGTATCTTGGCGGGTCGCGTCTATCTCCTACCTGGCGGGTCGCAAGTCGAGGACGGAGCCAATGCCTTCGATCCGACGATTCGGGGATCGTTCACGAACAACGACGCGATCAACCAGTTGTACGAGACGGGTGACTTCAAGATCTCCAACGGCATTGGACAGATTGCCGACTTCAAGGCGGCGACATTCGAGTATCTCGGTGTCCTCGGTTCCGCCATCACTGTTTACGCTCAAGACGGGAGCTTGTTGTAGAGAATCACACGCTCTTATATGGGGCGGTAGGAGAACCATGCCACACATCATCATGAAGCGGAGTGACATCCCCGCAGGAACGCTCCAAGTACTGGATCTCTTCCCCAACGAGAGCCAGAGAAACCTCATCTACGACGCGCCCGGCCAGACAAAGTATGTCGATCCGGTAGTCCGAGCCCTTCCGGCGGTGCAGAACGTTGCTGGCGTGATCACCACCATTGCGGAGGTCTCCGGTCTGGAGGCGTGGTTCCTTGCCAACGTCGCTGACGGTGGTGGTGCCAGCCTGACTCCGGCTGAGTGCGTCCAGAATGCGACGGACGTTCTGGGGCTTCTCCAGTTTGGGAATCTCGCAGCCGCAGCCGGTGCCCTGACTCTGGTAGCCATCAACGGTGCGCTCACCACGGGTGCCCTGGCGGCTGGTCAGCTTCAGGCCATCTTGGACGTTCTGGCAGGCCAGACGTTCACGATTCCGCGAGGCGTGCAGGACGAGGCGGCTGGTGCTCTGAATGTCCAGCCTGCGATCGGTGCCGCTGGCGGTCCGTTCTATGGAGAGATCCGGCGGATCTACGACACTTCGGCGCTCACGCTTTCGGTGAACACCGGAGAGCTTCTTGGTTTCCTCGACACCGGATTCGAGTACCAGGGAGTCGGCGGAGCGAACGGTCAAGCTGTCGCCGTCTACAATGACGACGGCACTCTCTTCTAGGGAGGGGCCATGCCCTACATCATCCTGAAGCGGAGTGACATCCCGGCGGGAGCGCTCCAGGCGTTGGATCTCAAGCCAAACGTCTCCCAGCGGAATCAGATCTACGAGACGCCAGGTCAGTCGAAGTACGTCGATCCGCCCCAAAACGATGCACTCACGCTGGTAGGTGCTGGTCCCATCAATGTCCAGGGAGATACGCGCGGGTTGGCTGCGTGGTTTGTCACCAACGTCAACGACGGAACGGGTGCGGCTGCGACAGGTGTTCTGACTCCGGCGCTCACGCCTTTGACCGCGCCAGGGGTTCCGTATTTCTCGGTTGGTGGCGTGGCGTTTGTGGCGACTCCGGGTCCTATTCCCCCTGGAATACCGGGGGTGTTTGACTCCACGCTTCCACTCGGGCCCGGACCCGGCACGATGAGCGATGACATCGCCAATCGTATCAATGATCCGGTCAATGGCCTGAATGCTCTCGTCATCGCCGCCGCAGATATCCCTGCGCCTGGCGATGTCTTGGTTCAAGCGCTCGCGGTTGGGACCGCCGGCAACACCATCGATTTCACTGATTTCTCGGCGGTAGGCCCTCCGCCTCCTCCGGGCGAGATCGTGATGGTTCCTCCAACACCACCAGGAACCCTTGCGGGTGGTGCCGATGCCGATTCGCTCACAGCGGCAGAAGCCATGCAGGACGCCACGGACGTTCTGACTCTCCTGCGGTACGGCGATCTCGCGAACCCTGCCGGTGCTTTGGATCTTGCTTCGATCAACGGCGCTCTCACGACAGGACAGATCACCGCAGGCCAGCTACCGGATGTTCTCGACATCCTCGCTGGACGGGAATTCTTCGTTCCCAACGGCGTGCAAGTCGACCTGGATGGAACAACCTTCCAAGTACTGCCCCCAGTCGGCAGCGCAAATGGTCCCCGGTTCATCACCGGAACCCTGCGAGACATCTACGACACGTCGTCCCTGACGCTCTCTGTGAACAATGGCAAGCTCGCAGGCTTCCTGCGCAACGACTTTGAGTACCTCGGTGCCGGAGGAACAAACGGCGAAGCCATCGCCGTCTACAACGATGACGGCACGCTCTACTAGCCCGGCATAGGGCTCCCGCACCCGCAAGGGTTGCGAACTGTTGCCGCCAAATCCCAGTAAACCTAAGCATTCCTGAGAGAACCAACCACCCGTTTCCATGCTAAACCAACAGGAGGGGAACCGATTTCGTCTGCCGTTCATGCGGCAGACGTTCTCACGCCGACGTGGCGGGAGGGATCAACCTGCTGAGACGTTCTCAGGACGAACAGGTTGACCTCAACGATCACCATCGAGACGTGAGGGAGTTGCTGCGAAGGCGATTCCGAGATTTCCGAAGGGGATCGAGGACCAGTTCCGCAGGACTTTTAACGAACGCGCCTGTACCGTTAGGCCGGAGGTTTACTACCGGGGTATCGCCGCCAAGGCGGGACCGGCACAGCCTCGAATCCGATGCTTACCTTTGAGTAGGTTTCGGAGTACGGTGGAACATCAGATAGGACCCAGATGCAGACGAATACGCAGACCGAAATCAAGGACTACGCCACGGCAGATCTCTACTTTGCAGCGTTCTTGATCGTTGCAGGCGTCCCAATCAAGGAGCTAGTCAAGAGCAACGAAGAGCGGCGAGTGTTCTTCCACTTCAAAGACGAAGGACAGATCGATGACCTGAAGGTTGGATACTACCAACGTCGTGTGAAGATCGAAGCACTCCCGTTCACGCAAGAGATCAAGAACCTCAAGAACCAGACCCATGAGATCATGAAAGGCGCGAGATGAACCTCAATGGGCTACTGGGCGATACCGTACTGAACGAGGCTCCGAAGAGTGAGCTAGTCGAGATTCGTCCGGTTTCCATCGAGGCCCGTCGCGCAGTCGAAAAAGAGATCTGGCCCAACAAACCCGATGAGATGTCCGTCGAGGAGTTTGTGCAGGAGATGTCCGCGATCCTTGCGGACACGGTGCAGTCCAAAGGCGATTGGTACATCCGGCTCATTCGGTACAAAACGATCGATGAGTCCGATGAGGCTTTCTTCGAAGATCTCATCTATGTCCTGAAGGAACAGGCGCAGAGAGACAAACAGCGCGTGGAAAGCGCACCCGACGCGGCGGTAGTGCAAGTGCCGCATGAGGAGCCAGAGCCCCAAGAGGCCGCTCCCCAGCCGGAGACCCAGCCAGAGAGCGCAGGGCCGCTCCAGTCGATGCGTGACGATTTGCTGCGAGTGCTCCAGCCCAGCCAGAATCTCACGCCCTGGGCGCTCACAGACTCCCTGAATGGCATTTTCCAGCAAAGCGGGCTCCCCAACATCAAGGCCCAGGTCATCCCTGGCCCGGTCGAGAAGCTCAGCACGTCAGAGCCAGGCGTCAGGAAGAAGGCCCGTTACATGGTCGCCGTGACCTGTAGCAACGGATTCGATACGACCCAAGTCGATTTGAGGCACTTCCCCGGCTGGGGTTGGAGCGATCCGCTTGGCGTAGGCTCGCCACAACGAACCGCCCACAACTTGCTCAAACACATCGTGGACTCGATGTTCTAAGGAGCAGGTTTGGCCGGTGGCGCAAAGCCATGGAGTAGCGAAGACGATAGGCGGTTACGTGTGCTCTATGCCACGCTTTCGGCAGTGGAAGTTGCTAGGCAATTGGGGCGCTCGGTGGCGGCAATCCGCCACCGAGCCCACAAGATTGGTTGTACCAAGACGATATGGAATCGGAACCTTTCGGAGTTGGTTCGCGGACGTGCGCGAGATTTGTACGCTCGGGGTTTGACAATGGAAGAGATCCAAGAGCGGGAGGCTCTTTCCTATCATCAGGTCCGTTGGTGTCTTGGAAGAGGGAGAGCTACAAAAGACATTCCTCCAGGGTCCAAGGCGTTGGCGGCTCAGATTACCGGCTCAGAGCGACAAGAGATCATAGCCAAGGCCACTACAGGGCTACAGTCTTTGGATGATGTGGCGAAAGAACACGGCTATAATCGTTATCAGATTCGATGTGTTTTGAGGGAGGAAGGTGTGGATGTTCGGCGATGGTGGCGAGAGAAAGCAAGGAAGATCTCTAAAACCAGGCCATTGCCGTGGACGCCTACGTCTCGTATTACGTTTTCTCCTTCTGTGGTAGCGGAGATTGTTCGCGACTTCACTGTTGGAATGCAAACGCAGAGAGAGATTGCGAAAAGACTAGGATGCGGATGGAAAGTTGTTTCTAGAGCACTTCGGGAAGCTGGGGTAGATAAGCGTTTTTGGGCGGTGAAGAAGGCGCAGAGGACACAGGCGGTTCTGCGAAGCCAAGGCAAGATCAGTTTGTCGCCAAGGGCAGGGCGTGGCCGTAGAACATACTACAAGACGCCTTTTCAGGGTGTTGTTTGCATGAGAAGTAGTACGGAAGCAGCCCGAGCGCGTGAACTGGATGCGTCAGGTGTTGCATGGTTTTATGAGGTTCGTGGGTTTGGGCTTTCAGAAGGGGTGTATACGCCGGACTTCTGGATAGCCGAGGTCTCTCGCGAAGAAGCGGAGAAGGTGCTTGGTGTTTGTCCAGATCGAGAATGCATCAGGAGATTTTTGTGCAAGACTCGTCATGTGGTTGAGGATGTGAAGGGATGGTTTAATGAGAAGCATCCTTCTAGAAAGAAGATTGCCAAGTTTCGAGCGGAATATCCTTTAGAGGACTTCCGTATTTTGGTTATTGATCGTAATGGTCGGCAGGAGATTCGGCTATGAGTGTCGCCTTTGAGCCCGGAGAATCGATTTCGCGCGGAGACTTGGACTTGTATCTCCAGAATTGAGTCGGCAATAGCGCGAATGCTTACGAGATCTCCTACGCGATTTACTACGTCGATCCCGTGAGCGGGGTCGAGGTGCTCGTAGGGCCGGCGGTTCGCATTCCGCAGAACCCGACTGTGGGTGAGTACTACGCAGCGCTCCAGGTTCCGCCTAACGTGACGGCTGGAGACTACCACATTCGATGGACGTTTCGTGAGCTAGCAGGCGCGCCGCAACAGCAAGTCGTGCAGGAGTTTGCGGTTGTTGATCCTGCGCTTGGTACGTCGGGAGGGACGGGTAGTTACACGACTGCGGAGCTACAACTCATCCGAAGTTTCCGCATCATGTTGCGAGACTGGAATCCCGATAAACACTACATGTTCAGGCCGCCAGAGCAAGAAGGAACCATCGGCCAGTACAACCAAGTGTTCGGATTTATTTGGGAGGACCATGAGCTTCTGGAGTATCTGGTCCGAGCACTTGCTTGGTGGAACATGTTTCCGCCATCCACGGGCATTCGGACATTGGATCAACTCGTTGCGCAAGCACCCGAGTGGGTCACTGCCGTGATCATGCAAGGCATTGTTCACGCGACGATGGCATTGAGTCTTCAGTGGATTGCGAATGAATTTGATTATTCGATTGGTGGCATTTCGCTCACGATCGAAAAGTCATCCAAGTACGAGTCGATCAAGAACAACGCCGAGTCGCAAGTGCAGCAAGCAACCGAAGCGAAGCAGCAGACGGTGAAGTACATCCGTGGTCTAGCTCAGCCCCGCTACGGGCTTGGGATCAGAAGTGCCTTTAGTCCTCACGTTGGCCGCGGCGTGTTGAGTCCTCGCGGGTTCCTCGGTTTTGGGTTTTTCTTTAGTGTTTTCAACTATTTAGAGGTGTTTCAGGGTACGGGCTTGCTATAAGAGTTTGCGTGTGGTAGCTTCTCTCGATGCCAGGGAAAAGCGGTGTTGGTAGTTGTCCCGCGTGTGGTGCTCCCGTAGCGCCTAGGAAAATTGGAGAGCATAGCGAGACGTGTTTAGCGTGGAAGGCTATGTTTGGGGCGCCTCTTCCTCGCTTCAAATACGATCCGTCTAGCAAAAAAGAGCTTTTTGCTGAAACGGCCGTTGAGGGAGTTGATTACCTTCGGTGCCAGGAGCGTTGGGGTTTTGGGTTAGATTTTCGATTCAGTCGCCTGGCTCAGCATCTAAAGGTTCATGGGTTGGATGAAGCGTCGTACAAGGCTAAATACCCTGGTTACGACATCCGCCTTGAGAAAACGGCAGAACGTCGGAAGGAGACAACGCAGCAGAGGTATGGCGTCGATAATGTCTTTCAGGCCGAGTCCGTAAAGACCAAATCGCGGGCGACGGTTCAGAGAAGATACGGGGTAACGCACATTGCACAGTCTTCTGAGTTTCAAACACGGAGAGCAGCTACGAACCTAGAGCGCTATGGCGTTTCCAATCTCTTTGCTTCAGCCGATGTTCAGGCCAAAATTCGGCAGACAATGGAAGCGAAATATGGTGCTGCTCATGCGCAACAAGTACCTGAGATTCGTGCGCGGACGGAACAGACAACCTTGAAGCGCTACGGGGCTGCGTCAGCGCTTCACACGGCTCTTCGGTACGAAGAGCTTGCTAAACAACGAAAATGTCGGAAGCGAGAACGCCGTGAGCGTTTGATTGCCTCAGGGCAGCACGAGACTTGTCCGCTTTGTGATGGGGTTTTTCGCAAGATCACTAGCCGTCATAAGACTGTTTGTGAGGGATGGGTTGATGTGGCGTTTCCTGAGCCGTGCCTCTGCGGGCATGAATCGACATCGCTGACTCAGATGAAGAGGCATCGCCGCACCTGTGAGGTGTGGCAGAGCCGGGATTCGAGGGCCACGGCCCAAGCACGTCTTGAGAGCACGTTGGAGGACCGCTACGGACCTGGCGTCACCAACCCACGTCATGTGCCAGGAGCGGAGGAGAGACTCCGTGCAACGAACCTGGAGCGCTACGGGGCTGAGAATCCTTTTGCCCGCGAAGCCTCGACGTTTGAGAAGGTGCAGTCGAGCTCGGAGGGTAAGCGGTTTGTCTGGGCTCCCGAGGACAACCCTTTCTCCAAGCCCGAGACACAGGTGATCATTCGCAAACGGATGAAGGAGAAGTACGGAGCCGAGAGCCCGCAACAGGTTCCTGAGATCCGTGCTCGTACCCGAGCAACGAATCTGGAGCGCTATGGTCATGAGGAACCCTTGGCCGCACCGGTTATTCGCAAGCGAATTGAAGTCACGAACATGAAGCGATATGGCGGACCTGCGCCATCGTGTTCGCCGGAGGTTGTTGGGAAGGCTCGTCAGACCAACCTGGAGCGGTGGGGTGTTCCTTGGACAGCGATGCATCCTGATGTTCGGCGCAAACAGCTTGAGGCGATGGAGGCCAGATGGGGTTCGCATTTCTTTGCGTCGGAGGAAGGTAAGGAGCAAGTGCGCAGAGGAATGCTTGCAAAATACGGGGTTGAGCACGCTCTGTTGTTGGGAGAGTTTAAAGACAAACGAGCGCGGACTTACTTAGAACGGTGGGGAGGAACGGGCACTTTTGCCTCTCTGTTCCAGATGGAACGAGTCATCCGCACATGTCTTGCCAAGGTCGGTGTGGCGTTTTCCGAGTACGACACTCCTGCGCAGTCCGAGCAAGATCTCAAAGATCGCTACGGCGTCACACATCCGATGCAGCACAAAGATTACGCCAGATTGCATCTAGAGGCGATGGCTGAGCCGTCGCGAGAGCCGAATGGCTTAGAGCGCAGGGTTCAAGCTCTTGCTCCGCAGCTTCTCTTTACAGGCAATCGGACATTCTGGCGGTGGTTGCCCAAGCGCAGTCACCACAAGAACCCGGATTTCATCGAGCCGGGTCCTGATCCTGAGCATCCCAAGCGTGGTGTGAGGCGTGTGGTTGAAGCCTTTGGGGACTTCTGGCACTCTCGAATGCTCACTGGGAAGGCACCATTCGATCACGAAACTGAGCTAGTCCAAGCCTACGCCGAGATCGGGATTGACTGTTTGGTGGTGTGGGAATCCGAGGTCAAGGCTGATCGCGGGGCCGTGAGGGCCAAGATAGCTGCATTTCTGGGGTAGACGGAGTAGAATGCCGACATGGATCGTCGTACCTTCCTAGGAACCACGCCTGCCGTCGCTGCGGTGGCCTTGGCTGCTCCTGCTGAGGCCAGGGCTGAGGTATCAAGCTCTGGCGCGTTTCGACTCATTTCGGAGGAGCGATTTGAGTACGTTCCCCTGCGAGTCCATCTTCTCCCACAACACCTTCCCCATTCTGCGCTCGCTGACAAGCCGCAGCCGCATTGTGTGCATCACTACGTCGTGGAGTGTCCGTATCCTGCCGAGTCGTATGCGTGGCTTTCCATCGTCGCTCATAAAAAGGGTCAGGTTTGGGTTGCGACTGATGCAGATGAACGAGTGACCCCAATCACGAAGCCCAGGCGGGTGATCTTTCCTCGCGTGGTGGAGGGTTCTGACGGCCGTCTTGCTGGGGGCAACACTGTCGGGGAGCGCATCGTCAAGGTCTACGAGGCGGTCTGCAAGCTCGGCTTCGACAATGTGAAGCCCGATGAGACCGACTGGAAGGTCGTGTGGGTCGAGTTTTGTTGCAGTGACGGGCGCTGGGAGCACATCATCGCGGGTTTGCCAATTTCTTGGGCGTCGGAGCTTCCTTTGAACGTGCTGGTCTCGCAGCAGATCGGTTGACGGTGATCGATCTAGCGAAACACGCGGATTACATCCGGTCACTCGTGACGGAGACGTTCGCTCCGCGTCTGCGTCAGTTTCAGATCGATTTTGACGACGCGCTCCAGCAGGTCTACCTTGGTCTTCTGGTTCGCAACGAGGGAGACTGTCCCTTCGATCCCGCCGCAGGGGCCTTGACCACGTATCTCTACTGGGCCGTGAACGGCATGACGTGCAACATGGTGGCTAGGGAGTGGCATCGTCGGCGTCAGGGGTGGTCATGGCTCTTGAGCAACATGGTTACCGATACGATGCTTTGGATGGTCTGCCTCGGCGCGAGATTCTGATGGCGGCTCCTCCAGAGCTACCGGACCGAAGCTCGGTAGTCGTGGTTGAATTAGAGGATTACGTGGAAGGAGAGGATGAGACGGTTGGGGTTGTGTTGGAGAGCAGGCTTCGTGAAGGCTGGAGTCGCACCAGGATTTCCAGGGAGCGGGATTTTCCGCGGGAGAGGATCAAGCATGCAGACGCTACTCTTTGGGCGTTCTGGCAGGCGGATAGAATGTCGTCCGAAGACCCTGTGGACAAGAGACCAGAGCTTTCAAGGAAGGCACAGGTCAGCACCATAGCGAGGCGTCTTCTATCGCTCTTATCTTCCAAGGGTCCGATGCGATCGTGGGAGTTGGCTCAGGATGCCGGACTAGGCACGGCCCGAGTCCGTCGCGTACTTTGTTGGCTGGCCGAACGTGGCGGGGGCCGCAAACTGGGGGATCAATGGGAGCCCTGTGTGAGAATGCGAGTCACGGAATGAAGCAGCAGAACACATGCGAACGATGCAAGCGCGTCGAGGAATGGCCGCTTTGGCTGGTGAAGTGTAGTGTTTGCAGACGACTACTCTGTTCGCGCTGCGCCTTTGCTTATGGCTCCGGCTACATTTGCTTCGGCTGCCGCATGTGGAGAGAGGTTACGGAATGAGGAAACGAGGACCGCGACCCTACCGCTATGAGGTGGATCTGGGGATGCTGCCGGAGGGCGCTACGGCCGCCCAGCTTGATCGCTTCTGCGAGGTACTCCAGCGGATTGTGGATGAGGACGACACCGACCTTGCTCACGTCGTGGCGTGCTTCGAGGCCCGCAACCCCAACCCACCTTCGGGCCACCAGCTCTGCTGGGGATGGCCGACGAAAGAGAACTGGAACGACGCGATCCGAGAGGTATTCGGCAGCGAGGTTACGCCATGATGACAAAGCAACGGCGGCACGAACTGGAGGAGGCGCTCGCGCAGGTGCGCGAGGCCGAGGTCTTACTCGATCGGGCGTACGACGCCTATTGCGACTCGCCTCGGTCCGAGGAGGTCGAGCGCGAGTTTGACGGTGTGGCAGATCGTCAGTGGAGCATTCTCAGCTCTCTCAAGGACGCTATCTACGACGTTGTGAGGACGTTGGAGGGCCGCTATGGGATCGCCGTCACAATCGCCGGGAAAGTAGACCAGGAGGAGGTTACGGATTCATGAGAAAGCACGAAGACGTCGAGAGGCTGTGGCGTGGGACGCTCAGGTGTCGCGACTGCGGCGAGGTTCTCAACATCGCCGAGAACGTCCCCGAAAACAAGAAGGCGCAGGTTGGGATGAGCGCTCCGCTCGTCGCTGGTCGATGTCCCAACGGGTGCCGTTCGACATGTTCGGACATGAACATGAACACGACGTTGGCGTGGGAGCCGGAGGTTACGGAAACGAGCCGAGAACATCGTGAATGAAGTCCTCGATGAACTACGGGGCCGGAAGGGCTTTGGTAGCCTCATCGATGAAGTCCGACAGGACCATGAGGTATACGCCGAGATGTACGAGGCTCTCGTTGAACGAGTCGAGATCGGAACGACAAGCGACAACGAGCCATCCAACTCCTACTTCTATCCCGAGGTTTCGCCATGAACGACACCTACCGCACTCAAGACACTCCAAGTGCCCGAAACGGCCCGACAACACGCTGGCGTAAGGTCGTAGCCAACACCCAACGCTTTGGCGCCACGGCTGCAATGGCCCCGCTTTCCTGGTTGCTCATGGCGGTCACCGTGCGCCACATACACAGCCCTGGCGCCTTGGTGTTCGTCGCCATCATGTTTTTCTTCCTGGTTGGAGGAGCGGCGCTTGGCCTCGCTTGCGTGGTGTCCGCCATTCGAGAGAAGGAAGGAGAGGATATGGTCGCAATCTGCACAGCAGTGGTAGTGGTCGGGATCCTACCGACTTGCGCCGTACTGCTGGCTGCCGTTCTCGGGGAGGTTTCGCCATGAGCACGAAACGAGGAACCTGCTCTGGCGTGCCCCATGCGCTATCTCTCAGCCAGCTTCCGACTCCACCCGTAGGTTCGTTGTACCTTGAAAAGGATCGCGACGGGTGCGTGATCGCGGTGTGGCGTTACGAGGCCGAGGGGAAGTGGGTCAAGCTTGGATGCGAGAAGTGTGACCGGCTCGAAGCCGATGTGAAAGAGGCGATCCAGATCCTCGAAGGGGGCGCCCTCTACTGACAGCGTCGGGCTTGGCGGCGCTAGGGTTGCTCAGAACTGCCATCGGCGTCGGACCACAGCAGAAGCCAGAGGTTACGCAATGAGTCAGAAACGAGCAGTACCGCGGTTGCCATGGGGCTCGCATACGGTCGCGATCAAGCCGAGGCGGAGACACAGGCACAGCTTGCAGTGCTCTATCGTTTCGCGGAAGCTGAGGAAGATGGGTAAGTCGCCTCCCAGAGACGAGAGTCCGTTCCCCGCGTGCCCGGTTGGCATCCCGGAGTACAGGCCGCAGCCGTTTGGCCTGCTGTACCGATGCTACGGGTGCAGAAAGGCGCTGTCGGTCCGGCGCATGGTCTGTGCTGCTGGGTTGCCAGTGGGCATCATTCACAGCCAGAGGAAGGATCTGATGCCTTATCGAGATCGGCCTGATACTCGGCTGCTCAACGGCAAAAAGATCTGAGTTGTCTAGATGACAGTCGTTCGGGGTAGAACAGAGTATGGCCAAGATCGACAAAACCGAGGCACGCGGTGTTCTCGGTCATGCGAAGAGAACCGGCGAAGCGCTTGTCGATTTCGACTCCAAGGAAGAAGCCGACGCCTTTGTTGACATACTGTATGGGCTATCTGACGAGATCGCCTGCGCAGGAGAGCAGCAGAAGGAGAGGTATCGGTTGAAGGTTGTCTATCTCTGAGTGGGCGAGACGATGGCTGAAATTGACAAAGCGGAAAACGAACGGCTCAAGCGCGAGTTGGCGGAGACGAAACGTGTCAGCTTGGAGTGGCAGCGTGAGCGTCACAGTTTCAAGGCCCAGGCCGAGGCGAATATGCGCAGGGTAAACGCTGTGACAGGGGCGTTGCAGGAGTGCGTCGATGCGATGGATGAAGTCGAGTCTCGCTGGGATGCACTGACGAACAGGGCCATCGCTGCACGGGACAAGGCTCGCGTGCTCATCAACGAGGCTGAGCCGAGGGGGTGTGAGGCGTGTGGCGAGCTAGAGAAGGCGCTACAGCGTGTCAAGGATGTCGGGGGGGCGATTCCGATCGACGGTTCGCCAGAGCAAGGGATCGTAACCGCCTTGAACATCGTTGATCAGGCTCTTGCCAAGAAGGCAGGCAATCGTGCGTGAGGCGTGGCGAGACGATCTGGAATTCATGACGTGGCTGGAGGCGCTTGGGAAGCCCGTGCCAGAGAGAATGGATCCCATGGGACAGGCGATGACAGGTGCCATGTGGCTGGCGTGGAAAGCGAGAGTCGATACAGATTGTCTGGTGAAGGCTGCTCGGGACGTGTGCGCCCTACACGTTGATGGGCAGCACGTGGCCGATGCAGACATGGATGCCGCAATCGGAAGTCTCCGTGCTGCTCTTGCGGCCTCGAAACCGTGGGTGGACCTAGCCAGGAGAACCCAGTAGCATGGACGCTCAGCAACTTATCAAGGCGCTCAGGGAAGTGTGCGAGGAGACGGCGGATAGCTGTGTGAGAGCGTTCGCGGCCAGCCTCGCTGACAAGATCGAGATGGCCGAAACGGAGCGCAAGATCGGCGTACTACCCAACGCTGCGCTCCCTCCAAAAGCCGTGAGCGAGTGGGAGAAGGGGCGGTATGCGGCGATCGATGCTGCCCGCGAGGCGGAGAAAATCGAGCTAGACCGCCGTAAGGAGTACGTCTCATGGATCGTGGCGAAGGACATCCCGGTGTATCGGCAGCCGTCTGAGAAAATGGGGAGAGCTAGAGACTATTCCAATCTCAGGAAGACCCTTCGCAAGAACATACTGGAAGGGCGTGGCTGCGGTTTCATCGAATTGGCCTGCGACAACTGCGGCACGCGTCTTTTTGACAGCAACGCCATGACGCTATCGTCGTCTCCTCCGCAATTCTACGCTGATTGCTGTGGCTGCGGGCGTCGCTACTACCTGACTCTGGACTCGCGAGCGCATGTCTTTTGAGGATCGTAGCTTTGAACGAGCGATGGGGATGGGCGGTCCTTCTGCCGCTTTGTGCTACTACTGGTTGCGCGATGGCATTCCGGCCGGATGGGTGGCCTTCACATGGCTGGGCTTCTCGCTCCTGTTGCTTGTCTTGTCGCTCAGGAAGGGTTTGAAGCGGAGACGGCATGGCCGTTGAGGTCTGCCCCGAGTGCGGGGAAGAAAGCCCCTTGCTTCAGACGGAGGCACAGTGCGAAGCCTGTGGCCATGTCCTGTTCCATTTTGTGTGCCCCACATGCGAACATGAGCGGGCCGGGGGATACGGACATGGGAGTGCCTTGCGGCGTGTGGTTTTGAAAGACGTTCCCGAACAGTACAAGCACCCTCACTACTGCTGTTGTTGTGGACAATGTGCTGCGCCTGTGGCAACTTTCGAGTACACTAGGCGCTTTCGTGGCTGTCGGAATGAGCACGAGGCACCTGATCCAGATCTCCTCGATGACTAGGAGTGAACGATGCCAACCAATCTCACGGCCGTCTCGTTTAGTCCGTTTCCTCTGGATCTGATCGGGAAGGCGGATACCTTCATTCGGTTCCGTCCAGAGCATGTTTTGGAGGGGCATGGTCCTCTTTTGACCCAATTCCAGGCCCCGCAGATCGCCACTCCGGCCGAGGCAGAGCGTGAGGGCTCCTGGGAGCCCCGGTACGGCCTTGAGTGGTGGCCCGTTGGGCCGTCTCAACTCAGTGTTGCCGAGATCAAGACGCCTTTGCGGGAGTCTCTCAGGAGGCGACAGCGGGAAGGCCCACGGGAAGTGGATGTGACGCCCGAATTCGTGCGAGCGCTTTTGGGAGTGTCTGAGGACGACCAATGAAACCTGAATTACCACCTGGATGGTACTGGGCCGGGGACGACTCCGCGACGCATGGGAGGGGATACGTCGTCGGAACAACGTCGGAAACCATTGCGGCGCAGGCGTGGAACGTTTGGCACCAAGAGACAGGCATTCCTCCCGAGCGTTGGAAGGAAATGACGACTGCTGAGGCCCGAGTCAAGAAGTTGAAAGAGCGCTGCGAAGGGTTGGAGGGCGAGCTAGTCTGGCATCAGACATACGTTCGGCCTCTCAACGATCCAGACAACCCGCGACACATTTCTGAAGTGCTTGAGACTCTCGAATACGCCGAGAGCCGGTTGAAGGTGGCCAAGGATGAACGAGATGCGGCCGAGGAAGAAGCCGACAGAGCCGAGACCTTCGCTGAGAAGCTGGCCGAGGCGCTGGAGATGGCGCTAGAAGAGTACGTCCATCGCGACAGCGAGGGCGGCCATCACTGTATTCACTGCGGAGCGGCGTGGAAAGACCCGGCTCAAGAACACCACGCGATGAAGTGCCACTTCATGCGTAGGATGCTCGCGGAGTACAAGAAAGCGATGAAGCCATGTACAACTGCGCAAGCTGCGAATCGTTAGTGAGAGAAGAAGAGGCTTTCCCCTGCCGGAACGAAGGCTGTTCGGTTCTCATGTGTTCGGAAGAGTGTCGCGGTCTTCATGAGAAGGAGCGGTGCGCTCGGAAGGATCCTGTTCCACCACGCCAAGATCACGAGTACACGCCGATAGAGATAGCGCACTTGCTGCGGATAGAGGACTGGCCCGGTACGCGCGTTGATGGTGAAGTGCGGCGTTTCCGTGCGTCGTTCATGAATTGCCGTGATCGAGAGCCAGCGCCCGAAGAGTACTGGGCCGCCGGAGAGGGCAGTGCTTTGCGCGCTAAGGGCTGGCCGACTACGCCAGACTACTCTGCGGACTTCTTGCCTGAGGCTCCGAACCCGAGTGAAGGGGCTGTCGATATACGGTCGGGCATTTACGGAGGCACACCTTGCGTCGTGGGGACACGTTTCCCCGTGTCGAATCTGCTGGCGGAGGTAGCCGACAGTGCTGTACTCGATGAGCTAGCTGAGGATTTTGACCAAGACCCGGAGGGCTTTCGGAAAGCAATTCGATGGGCCGCTTACTTCGTTGACCGGGTCAGAAGCCCAGAGACCGTGACGAAACGGTAGCCGCGTTTGCGGAAAATCTGGGCGATCCGGGGAAGAGTTGCACTTGTGGTGATCCCGCGTCCGTTGATGTGGAAGATCACGATGGAGCCGCGCTTTGCTTTCCACGTCACGTAGAGAACGATGGCATCTGCACGCAGGTTGGGATCGGGATCGCCGCTGGCTACGTCGTAGGTGATCGTGCGCAGTCCGAGGGTCTCGGCTGCTGCGAGGACTTCATCATCGTAGCGAACGGACGGGGGACGGAACAGCTTGGGCTTCTTGCCAGTGATGCGTTGGATTGTGGTTTGGGCTGCACGAAGCTCAGCAACAACGGCATCGTATGGAAGCTCATCGAGCCAGATGTGGCGGTGTCCGTGGGAGCCGATCTCGAAATGTTGCGCGAGTTTCTGGGCGTGCTCTGGATGAGATTCGGCCCAGCGTCCGCTCACGAACACTGTGGCGGGGATGTCGTGTTCCAGTAGGGCTCGGACGATGTCGTGGTCCAGTCCGTCGCCGCGGGTGGGACACGCATCGAAGGTGAGTGCGATCTGTTTGTGGTCGCGTGGTCCGTGACGAATGGCTCCAAGCCCTAGAGCGAGCAGGAGGAGCCACTTCATTGGCCACATGAAGGATGAAAGAGCAGCATGAAGCTGCCGACAAGCAAGGGAATGGATGCGAAGTCGACTATGTTGAATGGCTCCCAGCCGGGAAACATCGGCCAGAACACGTAGGTTCCTATCAGAAGGAACAGCCCAAGCCGTTGCCTTTGCTTCAGGGCCATCGCCAGTCGTTTCTCCAGAAGGGTCGGCATATCTCTTGGGTTCGTTTCCAGCCGTCGCGGTAGGGCTTGGTCATGCGCTCTACCTCTTCGCGAGAGGACTCTACCGCCTGGGCTACCAAGGCTTGTAGCTCCTCTGGGGTGTGCGTTTTTTCGAGCGATTCCATAACCTTGGTGATTCGGCCAGGGCCAGCTTGGGCTGGAGTGGTCCAGAGGGTCATGTTTGTTACTACTCCATAGAAGGTCAACCACGCCAGGCTCGAATGGCCTCCAGCATCTTCCAGGCTTTCTCGCGCAGGGAGGCCCAGGCTCGCTGGCGTCCTCCGTCTGGTATCGAGAGATCCAGCCCCAGCTTGCGGCCTTCGCCGAGGCTGATGAGGAGACATTCTAGCTCGGTTTCTGTGAGGTTGAGCGTTGCCACGAATCGTAGGATAGCACACCAGGAGCTTTGTTGGCGTATATACAGGAGACGTGTCTGAGTCTCTTGAGAGGCTGGAAGTTGCCGAAGTCGACCTGCTGGCTTTGGACGACACGCGGCTCAGGTGTCGCCAGTGGATTCTCATCGAGGATGCTCTTGACGCGCTAGGACTCAAGCATAGTCAGGGCAATCGTAAGAAGATGGCGGTCCTGTTTGAGCTTTTGGGCTGGGAGCATGTTGCTCTTCGGAGTTTCCCTGAGGATCCCGGTGAAACCAATCGCCTTCGTGGTGATCCGAAGCTACCCAAGAGTCGGCCTCATGATGAGCAGTCGCTCTGGGTTCGGACTCGTTCTCTGAGAGAGATTGATGCGTTTTTCCAGTCCGGCGCCGGGAAGACTCGGCTGGAGAATCCTCTCTATCGGCTCGTTGGCACCTATGCTGGTCATGTCCAGCGCATCAAGCCTGTGCCTGCTGTTCAAATCCTACGAACCAAGCGTGTGGCTGACTCGGCACCCATTCGGGCTCGCGATGCGTTGGCCAGGAAGATCGTAGAGTTTGTGAAGAAGCTCGGGCGCCCTGTTTGGCCTGTAGAGATCAGGCAAGAACTAGAGATCTCGCCTTCGCGGTGGCTTGCTCTACGAGGCTACATGCTTTCCGCCAAGTTGTTGAAGCAAGTCGGTGAAAGACGGCTGGCTCAATATGCCCTTCCCGACTACGAGGAGCAGATACGCAGGCCCGAGAAGATTGAACCCTACAGAGGCCCCAGCGCTGACTTGTACCAAGTAGTCGAGGACTTTCTTGCCAATTACGATGAAGTCCGGGTGCAACAGGTTCACGACTACGTGCGGCCTGCGGTAACTCACGGAGTGTTGAAAGCCGTCCTTGAACAGATTGGTTGGCGTAAGCGTGGTGGCTCCGGTCAGTTGCGTAGACGCTATGTGGGGCCAGGGCATCCTCAATATGTGTACAAGCCTTCGGAGGAGCCTTCGGAGGAGCCTTCGGAGGAGCCTTCGGAGGAGCCCGAGAAGGAAAACTCGTCCGTGAAGCGCAAGATCTACGCCGCGATGAAGGACCCGAGCCTCGGACTGGCGTCTGCCAAGGAAATCGCATCCCATGTGCCTTATGGAGTTGGGATGGTGCGAAGGCTGCTAAAGGAGATGGTCGAGGAAGAGTTGGTGGGTGTGTTGCAGATCGGAAACAGGCAACTGTACTTTGACCGGTGAGGCCGTGAAGAAGAAACGACATACCAAGACGGAACGGATCACACCCAAGCGTGCTCAAGAGCTACTCGCTACCATGCGGCGGAATCGTCCGGTCAGGCGGAAGGTGGTCGAGGGATACGTGGAGGAGATGCAAGCGGGACGTTGGCGATCTACGGGTCAGGGCATAGCGATCGATTGGGATGGGCATCTGATGGATGGGCAGCATCGATTGCTGGCGATCATCGAAAGCGGCATCGCGGTCGAGATGGACGTGACCTACAATGAGGACCCGGACAACTTCAAAGTGCGGGACAAGCATCGGCGTCGGACCATTGCCGATGACCTGAGTCTTGCTGACGTGCAGTATCCCAACGAGTCTGCCCGCATCTACCGACTCTGGCTTGATCTCCAGTACACGAAGCCAGATCGTTACGTCGCCTTCGGTAAGCAGAATCGGTTTGATTGGAACAGCGAGAAGGCGCTCGAATGGGTGCAGGAGAACGAAGAGGATCTTGCTCACGTCATCGAGAGATGCCGCCGCGCGGACGCCAAGCGTGCTCTGTATCCTCCGTCGCTCATGCAGATGCTCTACTTCTGCTTCTACCAGACCGATCCCAATGCGGCGGATGCGTTCATGGAGGACTTGATCTGTGGGTGCGAGGGGGCCGGGCCAGTTCCCAAGTTGCGTGAGGCGTTGGACCAGCTTTTGCTGGAGAAGGTTCGTGGCATGAGGCCGCCGCAGTACTTGTTCGCTGCGTTGGTCATCAAGGCATGGAATGCTGTGCGGGAAAAGAAGAGGCCCCGTACCATTGCCTTTGGACCGAAAGAGTTGTTCCCAGCAGTCGAGGAGTAGACCATGCAGTTTGGTGCAGACTGTTTTGTAGCCGATGAAGATGAGCTAGAGGAGATCAAGCGGAAGGTCTGTGCGGAGAAGGAATCGGCAAGCTCTCTGTTTGGCCCGGCCGTGAGCCTGAGACCTGAGGAACTACGATCGATGCAGGTTCGGTTCTACGAGTACGGCCAGCAGGGTGTTGTTCCGCCTGAGTGGGAGAGGGTTCTGCCGCCAGAGGACTAGCGCAGACAGCGCAGTATACTCTGCGCGTGGAATCGCGTAGAAGAGGAGAGATGTTTCGAGGTACCGCCTGCGCACTGTTTCTCCTGGTTGGCCATTAAGTTGCCAAACAGGAGAGCGCATGGATGCGCATACCGACAATCCGTGATCGAAGGATCTCTAACCTCCGAACCAAAGCTGTGATGGCGCGTTGGGAACGACGCTGGATTTGCGGCGGTGACCGATTCGCGGCTGAGGAGGTCCGCCGTTTCAACCGGGGCCTACGGCGCCACGCTCAGAACGTGATCGCTGAGCAACTGGAAGAGATGGACGAACCGCCTGACGCCTAGAAGCTGTATCCGAAACGCTCGGCCTCGTCACCGAAGCGTCGCTTCGCGGTAGCTTTGGTCTCGGCGTCGTAGTATGTGCGCCAGGGCTCCTTGTTGGCCGTCACGTTGGCTTTTTCTAGCGTGGCCTGCGGGAGCCTGAATCGCCTGAGAAGCTGTTTCAGGTCTTTCTGGAGCCTCTCGTAGCGCATGTGCCTGTTGACATCCATCCAGAACACACGGCCGTCTCGGATGTGGGTCCGCCGGAGGTCGTCTCGTCACCTCCCTCGACATATTCTCGGAAGGTCGGTTCGTGGCCCCATGTCTTGATGAGGTTTCTCCGTTGGCGGAGCCACCAAGTCACGAGCAGATCGTAGGGGTTTCTGATCGTGGTGACTGAGGTTTCGTTGCCGATGTATTCGGGGCGCTGCTTCTTGAGATCTTCTAGTGTGGAGTGGTGGGTGCCTCCGGGGAAGGTGTGCTCGAATTGCAGATCTTTGACTTCGTTGAGGTCGCTGACGACGGCTCCGGGGAGCACGGCGAGGGCACGGACGGTTGCGATGGATGCCGTGTGGTGCGTTGCCAGATAGATGAATTTGCCGGGGAAGAGGACAGCCACGGGCGCATTCTACGCGGGGTTGGGGTACTACTCCAACATGGGACAGCTATTCAGAGGCTCGAAGGTCGGTCTCACTATCTCAGTCGAGCGAGACAAGCTCATCGGCATCCTGACGGACAATCGTCAGAAGCACGAGGCACACGTCGAGGGATACAAGCGGAAGCTCATCGAACATGCCATGAACAACCTAGAGTTGGCGAAGGCCGGAAAGCACCCCAAGCACTTCAATCAGTCTAGTCCACGGTCCACGGCACTATTTGGCGCAGTACGATCGCGCGCTAGGGATGTTGAAGTTGACCGACGATGTGGTTGTCAGCCTGTCAGCCTACGACTACGCCCGATTCGTGGAGGACGATTGGGACTGGAAGGATGAGTTTGCCAAGAATGCTTCGTACTATTCGCCTGAGCTTTCCGACGATTTCCTTGGGCTTAACGAGTAGGGTCATTCGCGCATCTTCCTGGTTCGCCATTCGCGACGAAACAGCTTGAGCCAGAAGTTGCCCCACCAAGGCAGCGGCTTCGCTTTCACGTAGTCCTCAAGCGCCGTCGTGGTTCTTGCGGTGACAGCAGGGGTACGTGCTCCGCCATTTTCTGACGGCGCGGTCGTGCTCCCAGTAGGAATCGTCGTCTGTCCAGATTCGATCGCCGTCGACTACATCTGCGCCCCCGGAGTGGTGCAGGCAGGTATACGGATAGAGGTTTGTGCCACGCTCCCATTCCGTTAGCCAGCCCGAGAACCAGCAGTCGCGACACAGAAGTGCCACGCTGCGCTCGTCGCGGACGGTTACTTCGTCATTCTCGTGGACGATGACTGAAAGTTGTGCGCGTTCGCTCATTTGGGGAGCTTTCCTAGTACGCGTTGCCTGGCGTGCCAGCGGACGATCTCGCGCGCGGCCTTGTAGCCTTTGACGCGTCCGACGAAAGTGAACGTTCCGTCCTGGGCGTACTTGACGGTGTGGGATTCGCCGCTGCTTTCGATGCGGTAGATCCCTCCATCTTGTTTGATCGTTTCAGGCTCGTTGTCCACTCCTGAGGAAGATTACCCCAAGCGCCGTTGGCGCGGTAGCCCGTCTATATTTTCCCCTTGACGAGTCTTTCAACCCAGGAGTCTCTGATGTCTCTGCGACGCCAACTGATCCGCCTAGCTCATGATCAAGAGGACTTGCGGTCTTATCTGCTTCCGCTTTTGAAGAAGTACGGAAGGCTGCCTCCCGCGGGGATCAGGGTTCCGAAGGATGTGTATCTGCGTGCTGGGCGGCGATGGCTCGATGCTATCGACCGCAAGGGATTCCAGGGCGCGTTGAGGGCAACGGAGATTCGGATCGACAGGATCAAGCCGGGCTCCGAGAAGGCTCAAGGCATCGCAGAGTATCTCAAGATGTGGGTTCGGGAGGAGAAGCTGCGGGGTGCTGAGAAAGCCGCCGTGCAGCGGCTCATCAGCAAGGCTGAAGACAAGGCTCAGCAATTCGTCTAAGGAGCACTGATGCCTTCCGCGAGTCAAACTAGCAGCATGCCCCGAAAAGGGGGTTGGGATCTCTGGAAGATCCTGACGCTCTTCATCATTCCGGTGTTTGGTTGGGTTGTGAAGCTGGAGGTAACGAATGCGATCCAGAGCGAACGCATCGAGAAACTCCAAGCCGATGTCCAGAAGAACAGCAACATCGCTGTCTCCGTGCAGCAAAACACGACCGCGTTGGTCAAGCTGGAGACGAAACTGGATGTGGTGGTGGAGAGTACCAATGACATCAAGAAGCTACTTGCTAGCAAGTAGCCTTTTGCTTCTTGCATGTGACGGTGGTGCTGCAAAGCCCACCGCAGTGGACCAGTCTGGTGTCGAGTCCGAGCAGATAATCTCGGGTGCGATTCCAGGCCCGAGCGACGACTGTCCCGAGGGCTTTATGGAAGTAGAGGAGAGATGCATCCCCGAGAAGGAAGCGATGGCTCTCTTGGGGCAGAAGAGTGCAGAGGCAGTCCAGAAGATGACTGGGGCTGCTGGAGATCCCGAAGCCCAGGCTCAGGCGCAACAGGAAGTAGTCGAGATTCAGGAGAAGAAGGTCGATAAGATCACGGACGAGCATGACAAGATCAAGAAGATGATCAAGGAGAAGAAGAAAGCCGGGAAGATCAAACCCGTTGATAATCCCTTCTTCTTCGACAAGGAGGATGACATGCCCGACAGGAAGCAAGAAGTCGAGCAACCTCCTCCCATCGAGCAGCGGCCACCCGAAGCGCCCCCCAAATTGGACCAATGACGCAGAAGAAAGAAGCCCAATCGCAAGCTCGGGTCTACAAGTACACAGGCCAGGACGGGACTGTGTACTACTCGTTCACGCGTAGGCCGAAGATGATCACCACTTCGCAGATCCTCTCTTTGGAATCGCGCATTGGGACGCATGTTGAAAACTTCATTCCCAAGTTTCGAGCGGAAGGGCGGAAATTCATGCGGAAGCGCCGCCCTGGCGATGAGGAGGATGAAACTGGCAAAACGGCAAAGAGTGTGTATGAAGGCATCGACTTCAAACCACCCGTTTCCGTAGCGAACGCGGCGGCGAAGGGTTTGGAGTACCGTCGTAAGCAAAGCGACAAAGCGGGGTTAACGCCGGCAGAGGCAGCCAAAGAGGGCATTGGCTCTGGCGTTCAGCGTGCTGTGAACCTCAAGAACCGAGATACACTCTCTCCGGCGACGATTCGCCAAATGAATCGGTTTTTCTCCCGACACGAGAAGAACAAGGCCATTGACTCCAAATTCAAAAACGAGCCATGGCGCGACAAAGGTTATGTTGCCTGGCTTCTATGGGGAGGAGATCCTGGGAAGTCTTGGGTCAAGAAGATTCTCGGCCAGATGGATCGGGCCGAGGAAGAGAGCTAGCCTGGGTATGGTGTGAGCATCATGACCGACGACAGCAAGATCACTCTCGATACTGAGACCACTGAGACGACCGAGGCTTCTGAGGCTCCCGAGACGACCGAGGCTCCTCAGACCCCAGCGGAGACAACGGCCCCCGGCGGTGACGGCCAAGGCGAGGATGCGAACATTCTCGGCCAGGTCGATCGCGACAAGCAGAAGCAGATTCAGGACTACAGGGAGCAGGTAGGAACCCTGACGGCGGAGCTTGGTCGTGTCACGGCTCGGCTTATGCGCATGGAAAGCCAAGTCGATGAGGTCCGGGAGCAGCAGAAGGGCGTGGCAGAACAGCTTGCGAAGGCTGAAGCCACGGCGCAGGAGTATCTCAACAACATCGGGACGGAGTTTGGCATCCAGCAAGGCGAACCCTGGCAGATCCTTCCTGATGGCACGGTGAGGAAGATTGATCCAAACCTCTTGCAAGCAGCGAGGCTTGCCGCGGAGGCGAACGCAAGAGCACAGGCTCAGTAGGTGAACATAGCCGATCCGGGCTGGGGTCCATCACAAGGAGAGTATCCAACATCCCCTGCGAATCCACAGGTGGTGAGCCCCTTGTTCGTTGGGGCCCTGGATCTCCGATGGGATGACCCTCGTACCGACCCCTGCAACACGATGTTCACCATCGTCGGGGTGAACATCTACAGGTCGGATACCTCGGATCGCGGCCCCTATCACCGGATCAACCGTTTCCCCATCGGCGGGACGTTCTACCGCGACGTTACGGACAACATTTTAATCGAGAACGAGACGGTCCAGTGGGAAACTGCTTGGCTCAATCGTGGCGAGCAGGCGAACGCGGGAGTGTGGAAATTCAGGACAGTCCGATGCCCCATCGTCAAGAGGTCTGGGCAAGCGATTCATGCCGACTCGCCGTCCGATGTCATCGTGATGATCAACGGTCGCGTGGTGCCTGCTCACGCCGTGTTTGGGCCAACCGGAGAGATTACGCTCATCAACACGCCGACCTTCGACATTGCTCGGCAGCAAATCAATGAACCGACTCTCCCGCGGAGTGCGGAGGATACGGTCTCTGTCACGTACCACACGAATCGGAATCTGGTGAAGTCGGATCTGGATACGAAGTTGTGGTATCGCTTCGCTTCGGTTGCTCTGTGTACGGATGATGAAGGGAACCCGGTCACGCCAAGTGGGTTCATCGAGACTCCGTTGAACATGTGCCAGCCGGTCACGAACAAGCAGATCGAGACGCTGGACTGGATCTGGCGTGAGGCCATCCGACGCAACAATTGGGTTTTGGAGCAAGGTGGTGAGCGGGTGGATGTGATGATCCGCAAGATCAGCGGTATCCCTTGTTTCCACGGACAAGATCCACGACAAATCGAGATCAATGAGCACCCGGTGAATCGGTGCCCGATGTGTTATGGGACTGGATGGGTAGGTGGGTATGAGGGGCCCTATTCGATGATCATCGCGCCGGACGACGCAGAGCGGCGTGTCCAGCAGACGCCGAACGGACGACGCCTGGAGCACGTCTGGGAGGTTTGGACAGGCCCCTCGCCAACGGTGACGCAACGTGACTTCATCGTTCGCCAAACGAACGAACGCTACAGCATCGGAGCCGTCCGAAAGCCGTCCGCTCGCGGCAACCTCATGCAACAGCACTTCCAGATCGGCTACCTGGATGAGCAAGACATCAGGTATCAGGTGCCGCTACCCGACCCAGCATCGTACCAGTGGCCGGAGACTCGCATCAATCCGCCGCAGATGGCGGGCGGGGCATGGCGCTCCTTTGAGCCGTTTGGTCCGTGGCCGGAGGGAACCGCCGAGACGATCCCGATGGAGACGGAGAAGGAGAACATCCCAGACGAGCGCGAACAGAGAGGCCGAACGCCAGTTTGGATCAATCTGACTTACTAGGAGGATGGCTTGGTTCTCAAGGCGACGGTCAAGCCCCAGGTTGTGCGTCGTGCATACGGCAAGCCATGGAGCGATATTGTTGGTGAGGTTGGGACCAATCCCGAGTTTCTTGCTGAGGTAGGCAAGATAGTCCTCCGACAAGTGCTTCGGGAAGCCCGGAAGGACTTGGCTCTACAGGGGCGACGACGTACCCCGCGCGGCGAGCCCGAGGGCATACCGGCAGATCGCAAATTCTTCGAGAGTTTCGACTACCGAGTAGCGACCCGTTCCAAGGTGGAGATTGTCTCGACCTGGCCGTGGATCAAGCAGATCATCGAGGGCCGCAAACGCTATCGGATGAAGTGGCTCACGAGAGACCGTGGAGTGGGGATCGTTCCCCTGGAGCCCAAGAAAGGTACAGTGATCTTTCGATGGGCTCCCAAGCGGAAGGAGGATGCGTGGATTCATCCGGGTTTCGAGAGGCACAACTTTGTCGATCGGGGCTTTCGGAAGGCTAAAACGGACATCTCCAAGACAGCCAAGAAGACGTTGAAGAAACTCCTTCGTAAGAACAAACGATTGAGCCTGACGTGAGGGAAGCCAAGGTCAAGTGTGTTTGCGCGCAGATCGGGCTACCAGACCTGAAAACGACTCTTACGGCTGGGCAGGAGATCTGGCTGTCTGAGGAGCAAGTACGGCTTTCTGCCGATCTCCGACACGCCAAGCGCATTGGCGCGGTAGATTTAGTCTGGAAAGAGAGAGCCCGTGTGAGCAAGCCTCCAGCACACCAGGCACCCCCTCATTTTCGACGGCTGTCGCCCGGACAGCACAAGAAGATCGAGCGAGATGAGCAACCCGCTCCTGTGGTCGTGCATTCCGTCGATCCAGACTTGCTCACTAAGCACGTCAAGGCAGCCGTGGCTGGTGAGGTCTCCAAGCAGATGATGGACGTGAAGGCCCAGATGGCGGCGCTGGAGGACAACCTGGCGACAACGATTGCGGCAGCCTTGGCGGAGAAAGGTCAGCAAATCGATCCCGAGGCTCTGTCTGCTGCACTGGACCACGCTCTCAAAGGGCTTTTGGCTGCCTCTCCTCAAGCCGCTCCGAGCGAGCCCAAGGTGGAGGACAAAGAACCTCTCTATATCCCGAGCGGTATTGTGGAACCAAAGGCAAAGGGTGTCGTAGACGTGCAGGAGACGGCGGGTACGGGTGACGACTTGGATGATGCTGCCAAAGCTCTCAAGAAGAAACGGAAGCGAACATGAATGATGCTGCCAGCGTTGCTATAGAGACCCAAGAGGGCATGATGCCCGGCATAGGTCTCGACGTTGGAACGATGAATTTCGTTGCTGCTCGAATGCGCATGAAGGACGATAAGAAGCAAGTCGTCACTCGGCGCATGCGGGATGCGTTTCTGGACTTTCCCCTGGAAGCCAAGAAGCATCTCAAGCTCAGCAATGTGAATTACGTCGAGGTCGATGATGAGCTGGCGGTGGTTGGCGATGCAGCCATCGACTATGCTAATTTGTTCGGGAAGGAGGCCCGTCGCCCGCTTCAGGCAGGGCTCATTTCGCCCCGTGAGATCGACGCGATTCGGATCTTGGGTGTGCTTGTCAAGCACGTTCTCAAGGAGCCGTTGGAGAAGAACGAGTACTGCTATTTCTCGACGCCCGCGATGCCTGTGGATGATCCGAGTCGTGACGTGATCTACCACAAGGGTGTCATGGAGCGCATCATCACGGAGTGCGGCTTTCGGCCGGTTGCTTCGAATGAGGCTCTGTCCGTCATCTATAGCGAGACGGCAACGGATGGTTTCAGCGGAATCGGCATGAGTTTCGGCGCGGGGATGACCAACGTATCGTTGGTACTCAGCACTGTTGAAGGCATGAGTTTTTCCGTTGGACGCGCTGGTGATTGGGTGGATGCCGGGGCAGCGCGGTCGTTAGACTCAACTGCTGCTCGCATGTGTGCTCTCAAGGAGAAGGGCATCGACCTGATGGGTCCGAAGGATCGCGCGGAAGAGGCTCTGGCGGTCTACTACAAGGCGCTCATCGAGTATGTGCTTGAGCACTTCGCCACGAAGTTTGACGCGATCAGAGACAAGTTTGCGATCCCGAGACCAATACCTCTTGTCGTGAGCGGGGGAACGAGTCTTTGCGGCGGCTTCATGGACTTCTTCAAGAAGGTGTTTGAGGGGAAGCGAAAGAAGTTTCCCATCGAGATCAAAGAGATTCGACACGCCGAGAATCCGCTCAACGCCGTTGCGCAAGGACTGCTGATCCAGGCTCTACAGGAGTACGAGCCGGACTAGCTAGGTTCCCTATAGGATGGGCTCCAGTAGAGGAGGGTAAAATTTACTTTCAACTCACGGAGTCTGTTCAAAGACGCTTCATCTTGGAGCTACGGAGGTATTGGTCGTACCATCCGAAATTCCGCGATGAGCTAGTACCGAACATCCAAGGGAAGTACAGCTTTCGCGAGCGCCCGCAGATCGGGATCATCGTCAAGAACGCGAGCGGGAACCAGTTTCAACTCACGTGGGACAACTACCAGGGAACGCTCGAAAGCTACGTCCTGGCTGCGCGGCTCGAAAACTACCCCGGCGTTGCGCTGGAGTGGGTTCGCGAGGATGCACAGGCGATCAGGAAGAACGACGGAGCGTTTCCTACGCCTCCGGGTGTCTACTTCATCGAGATCGATGAAGTAAACCAGTCCACGTTCACGTTCTTCATCGATCCGTTGCTCGACGTGATCGATGAGTCGTTGCTCATGGTCAATCCCACGACGGGGCGCGTCAACGCTGGCAAGTTTCTCGACGGAACCCTCAAGGTGTTCCAGATGCCGGGGAACCAAGAGTTATTCGAGAATGTGAATTACACGACCGACCCCGACTCGGGCCTCATTACGTTGATGAACGCGCTGCCGGGAGAGGACTTTCTCTCTGTAGACTATCGCTGGCCTGCAACGACACCTGAAGAGTCTCCGGCTGTGCGGCCAGACAACCAGCCGTGGACAGGAGCGCCCAATCGAGGGCTCGTTGAGCCGCTACCTGGAGTGGTGTTGGCGTTTGGGCGCCGAATCGAATCTGGTGATCGGATGGCGGTTGTCGTTCAACGAACGCGGACGCTTTCGGCTCAGGAGTTTGGTGGTCGCTGGGACTTGAATTTCGACTTCGACGTGATTGCTCGTGACCCCCATACGCAGCGCGAGATCCTCGATCAGACTGCCATGTACATCTGGAGTGTGATGAGACCGCGGCTGGGAACGGAGGGGATGGAGATTTCGACCATCTCGTTGGGCGGCGAGACCGAGGAAGTCTACGATGAGACGGGCGACGACTACTTCTACAACGCGAGTTTCTCGCTCACGGTCCAGACAGACTGGTCCTTGCATGTTCCGCTCGCGGCAATGATCCAACGGGTGCAACCATTGACGGCTGCGCAATCGATCGATCTTGCGGGACTGACCGATGAGGAAGCTGCGCAGATCCAGTCCAACATTCGACCGGTGGAGGATCTGCTCGGAGTCCAGAATCCGTCGACTGCGGTAGAGGATCTGGGGCTCGGATTGCGGTCTTTCCGCGACCCGTTCTTCAAGGTCTACGCGGGCACCTACGAGAAGCTCAAGTAGTGCGCGTCCCTCGCTAGGTCGCCTATATCCCACACAAAGTAGGCGGAGGTCTATCCTGCCGATCTACGAATACCACTGCACGGGTTGTGGGCTCCACTTCGAGAGGATGCGCCCGGCGAAGAAGGCTGAGGAAGCCGTCAATTGCCTGAGTTGCGGTGGGTCCGTACAAGCACAACTTTCGGCTCCCGAGTTTGCATTTTCGCACGCGCCGGATGGCGCAGGTCCGCAGAACACGGGAGTCAGCGGCTTGGATCTTGAGGTTGATCGGGTGATCGGCCGAGAGGCGGAGCAGCAGTGGGCCAAGGTAGCTGCGCGCCAAGACCGCAAGCATCAGGTTCTTGCGGCCAATCCCGGCGCGACCGGCTTCGATTTGAGCCGGACCCCGGACGGCGATTACCGCGTCATGCAGCCCGACGACCGGAAGGCTGCGGAGACTGCGCGAGGTCTCCATCAAGAGGCTCAAAGTGAGATCTTGAAGACCAAGAAAGGGAAGGATTGGCTCGCGTCACGAGTGACGGGAGCGGCTGGCCCCTGAGTCAGCAGTCATGCCTCTCCGCGAGGAGAGTGCCAGATAAGAACACACAGATCAGACCCATACGCAGATGACTCTGGGACGAGGCACCGCACGCCTCACACGACCGCGCCTTCGGGCTGCCAGATAAGAACGCACACATAAGTCGCAGAAGCAGAAACAGACCCAGATGAGGACAGGCTGTTCGCAGCCGCATTTCTGACTGCAACCAGGCGGGTTCACCCGACAGGGAGAATTTACCCGCAACCAAAACTCAGAGGTTCCAATGCCAGACGGCACCCAGATTCCTGGTCACATTTACGCGCCCCCCAACGTCTACGTCGAGACTCAGACTGACACGCCGGTTCAAGCACCGATTCAGGGTGTTCGCATTCCGGTGTTCATCGGCACGGGCAACGAGGTTCTGACTCAGACGGATCTCGCGGTGGTTCGCGGGTCGTCTTCCAGTGTTGACCAGCAGGTTCCGCAGGAGGACATGACCGGCCGCGCGGTTGTCGCAATTCTGGCTTCCGGCGAGGTCGTCCTGGGTGACTTCGATGGTGATCGGCGGCTCATCCAGGTGCGCAATTATCCCATCGTCACGGGCGACGGGACGGGTACCACGGCGACGGATGCAGCCAGCATCCAGGTGACGATCAACGGGCAGCCTGACGTGGTTTTGAACGTCCAGGGGGACAGAGGGGGGCTTGAGCTTTCGACGGCTCCAGGGCTCCATGACGACGTGAGATGCACGTATTTCTTCAACCGGACCGACACGCTGATCACGGACGACGTGAGCGATCAGGTGACTGCGGATCCCGCGCTCATTTACGGGAGCGGCGAGGAACCCGCAGGCGGCTACGACATCACGGTGGACAACAATGAGTTGATCCTGACCATCGATGGCGTCGAGACCACCATCAGCCTGGGGACGCCGGGCGTGAAGCCCGCAGCTACCGTGGTCTCGTTGATCAACGGAGCGGCCTCTTCTACGTCTCTTGTGGCTTCGCTCTACACCACGAATTTCGGCGGCACTGCCATCCAATTCGTGGCCGACGAAAACCTCATCGTTGGTGCCGGTACGGCCAACACACTTCTTGGTCTGACCACGGGTGACGCGACCAATCGGCGCTCGACGTTCTACACATTCCAGGGTCCGATCGTTGACGGTTCCAACGGAGGAATCACGACCACGGACACCGGGAAGGTGACGGTCCGCGTCAACAATGTCCAGGTCATCCCCACGTCCGTCAATGGATCGACGCGAGCGGTGACGTTGCCCTTTGCTCCGGCTGCTGGCTCGACCGTCACCATCGAGTACTTTTTCAATAGTTGGCAAGATACCTTCGACTATCTGGCGAACATCAACCTCACGGAGATTACCCGAGTCGGCATCGTTCCGGGGAACAGCGATTTCGTGCAGGGTGCGGACTTCGTGCTCAAGGATGATGTCATTGTCTGGGGTACGTCGGTTCTCATCACTTCGGGTGTTCACACCGAAGGAAGCACGTACTTCGGTGGAGATGGAGGCCAGGTCAGCGCGCTCTTGGTGGATGCGCAGACGTACTTGGAGGAAGCCACTCCTGTCACGGATGACGGTCAGCCCGCCAGTTACGAGTCGGACGAAATTCGACCTTCCGTTCCAGCCCACGACGGGCAACGGACGCAACACGCCGATCGGGTTGAGTCTGTTCCAGACGGTCAGCAACAACCGTATCGATCTTCCGACCAATCGCCCGGATCTGGTGATCGCCTATTGGGGCTTCTCGGTCGAGGATGCTTTGCAGCGTGGTCCGGTGGACGTGACAGCGGTCGAGGGAACCAGGATCACTTTGAAGGATCCCGTGGACGTGGGTGCAACGGTCTACGCCACGTTCTACTACAACACGCTCGTAGATGAGGAGTACAGCCTGGTTTGTGACGTGGCTGGTGCTTCGGGCATTGGTACCTACTTCATCCAAGACTCGAATAGCAACGACATGTTCACGCCGCGGTTTGGCGTGAAGGGGGCTGCGCTCACGGGCATCACCATCCAATTCCCGAGCGGCAGCGAGCTAACCCCGGACGTGCGTTTCGAGAGTGGTACGGACGGTCCGGTCGAGGAGACGGTCACGGTCTCGTTCGCGAGCATCGATGACACGATTGCGAAGTACAGCGTGCCCGGATCGGGACCGTACTTCACGATCGAGGATGCCTCTGATCATGCACGTTTCTTGATCGACGGCACGGCACCGACTGGTGGCGGAGCGGGAATCGATCTTGCCCGTGTGGACGGAATCACCGGCTTGGGCGTGTCGGCCAGCTTGCTGGGCGAGGAGATCGAGTATGACGTAGCCTCGGGCAGCACGACCTACGACATTACGGCCGGGACCAACGACGAGGTTTCGGTCACGGTCGATGATGTGCTCATTACGTCGATCGCTGCGGCAGGAACGGGTGTCAACGCGGACAACTACGTTGACGCGCTCAATGCTTTCGCCAAGCTGCAACAGTTTGCTCCGTTCTACACGGCACAGACACGTTTCGTGGGGTCGACGGTCATTACTGCCGGCGAGTACGACACTTTGGTCATGCACTACAATGGTGCTGTGGCAGGCCCATCGGGTGCGATCACGGCGATCATTCCGCCGCTGACCTACGCCAGCCCCATGGCTCTGGCAACGGCTCTGGATGGAGTGATTGCAGCCGCAGTCGGTGGTTTGGGTCCGGCGTTTGCCGGGTTGGCGATCAACGTTACTGTGGATGCCAATAGCCGGCTCCGATTCACGTTGCAGGCGGCGACGGGAGACATCGGCACTTTCGCGGCCGGTGGTGTCATCACCGTGGCGTTAGTGCCGGTCGTGGGTGACCAGATCATCTTCACGGATTGGGCTGGGAACCAGGCAGCACTCACGGCAGATACGGCCACAACGCCAGGCGGCAACAACTTCGACGTGTCGTCCGGTGTGGCAGCCACGATCGCTGGTCAGATCGCTATAGCGATTCAAGATGTGACGAACAACGTGGCTTCGATCGTGACCACGACGGGCGCTGTTGGTGTGACGATTCCAGTGGTGCCAACTGTTCCGGGTACGCTCGGAAACCGGGTCGTCATGGCCGAATCCGCCGCAACTCCGGCAACCTTCACGTTCGTACAGCCTTCGGGCGCGACGGACTTGGCAGGTGGCTATTTGGAGTTTGCGGACGCACCGACGCTTGCCAGCGATTTCGCGATTCTGGCAGGCATCAGCGTGGCTCCGGCACCGGGAGGATTGCAGACCAAGTTGCTCAACGGAGACATCGCTCGGCGCTTCTCGGTAGCGGGCGGTTCCGGTGCGCTTATCTACGATCGCATCATTCTCCGCAACCGCATCATGCCTGGATCGGGCAGCGTGGCCGGGCCTTCCCAGCTTGCGCAGACAGAGCTACGCATCGAGGGGAACAATGCGATCACGGAGACGGGTCTCCAGCCCAACGACGCTGGGTTGGCGGCGATGGGGGCGGTCGTGCAGCCAGCGACGCTGTTTGGCGAAGTGGGGTTTGTCAGCGGTCAGGTGCCGACAGGCGCCTACGGGGATGCTCGCGACGGGCAGCCGGTGGTGACGTTCTTCACAGACGGAGGCACACAGCCGCAGAACAACGTGTTCAAGATCAACATCGATGGCATCATGGTGAACGTCACGTTCACGGATGCTGCGGGTGTGGTCATTCCGGCTGGCGGCACAGCAGACGTACCGTTGGGGCCGGGAACGATCGCGAACACGATTCTGGCACAGCTAGACGCCGCCGCAGTGGCGGCTGGGTTGCCCGCGGGCACGTTCTTGCCAGAAGGCGCTGGTATTCGGATCGTGAGCGGCACGTCTCGCGTGTCCTCAGCGATCACGGTTGGAGCCGGGAATGCCAACGCTGTGTTGGGATTCTCGTCTGGCGGCACGGCGGCACGGACGGAGGTAGAGCCCGAGCAGATTGCTTCGGCTCTCATGGCGCATCACGACGCAACGGTATCGGCCAAGCTCCTGAGCTACTCCTCGCCAGGAGTGACCTACTTCGCTGGCTTGGCTCTTGCTGGTGTCATCAGGGATGCGGCGAATGCCGAATTCCTGTACCTCCAGAGTCAGGCGAGCACGGTCGGAGGTCTGGGTCTGTCGAGCAGCATTGCGCTGCTACAGCCCACGGTTGGAAACGGTAGCTGGCTGCTTCCAGGCACGGGCATCAATGCCGAGGTTGGTGACGGCGCATCCGGTGAGGAAGGCTTCAACGGATACTACGTCACATCGTCCGATCCGACAGACGGGTCCGGGTCAGCGAACACGTCGAGGCTCAACAACGGAGTGGGTCAAGATGGCGTGATCGGCCAGACGTATCGAGATACCGTCACGGGTCTCACGTTCACGGTTCTGGCACGTGAGGGTGGCTGGGTGTACCCGACTGGTGTGGGTGCAACCTTCACTTTCGAGGTACGCAATAAGGTCATCACGGACAGCAACCTTCCGGTCAACACAATCCCCGGAATCGAGCTTTTGGTGACGAACACCACTGGCGTCGCGGTCGGGGACACGGCTGTGGTCGATACGATCGAGCGCGGGGGCAGCGAGCCTGCCGTGGGCGATCTCTACTACGCGACCTACAACTACCAAAAGGAAAGTTTCGACACTGGCTTGTACACACGGCTGGCAACGATCGAGCGTGTGTTTGGTGCAACATCGCCAGAGCATCTTCTGTCCCTGGCGGCGTATGTGTCGATCATCAACGGGGCGGTTGTCGTTGGGCTCAAACAGGTTCCCAAGCAGCCCAACAGCAATCAGGGCAGTATCACGGACTACTTCGATGCCGTGGACGATGTGCGTGGAGTCCTCCCAGGTGGGGCGAGGCTCAGCACGCTCACTCCGTTGCGTGGAGACTCGGAGGAGCTATTCCAGAAGATCAGTCAGCATGTTGATCTCCAGTCCAGCATCCGGCTGCGATCGGAGAGAACCTCGATCTTTGGCGTTTCCTCGGGGACGCAGCCCTCGGCTGCGGGAGACCTGGCCGAGTTGCTGGGCAACACCCGGATGAGGATGGTCTACCCAGACATCGCCAAGATCACGCTGACCGATGCGGTGAACAACGACAAGCAATTCCTGGTTGACGGCACGATTCTCTCGGCGGCAATGGCAGGAAACCGAGCAAGCCCGAACATCGACGTGGCAACGCCATGGACACGGGCACGATTGCTCGGGTTCGATGAGCTTGCTCGTATCCTCGATGCGGTCGAGCAGAATCAGGTTGCCGTGCGCGGCGCGACGATCTTGGAGGATCGCCGTCCGGCAATCAGTGTGCGCCATGGGCTCACGACGGATGTCACCAACGTCCTGACCAAGACCCCAACCGTGATGACGATTGCGGATGAGGTACAGCAGCAGACTCGCGTGACGCTGGACAGGTTCATCGGGGTCAAATTCCTGCCCGGTATCCTGAATCAGATCGAAGGTCGCCTGACCTTCATGCTCAAGGGGCTCATCGCGGCGGAGATCATCGCTGCCTTCACTGGAGTGCAGGCTCAGACAACGAGTGATCCAACGGTGGTTGCGGTCGAAGCATGGTATCAGCCTGTTTTCCCGCTACTATACATCATCGTCACCTTCAACCTCCGCTCAGTTTTGTGAGGTACACTAGCGCTCTAGGCTAGTACAGAGCCCAAAAGCGGCGTTTGCCGTGGGGTCTGTGGTGGTGGTATGGTGGTGGTATGGATGAGGAGATCTGTGCAGCCTTTCGGTCCGATCTGTCTTCTGCCGCGGTTGCTGAATCGTTGGGGGTTGGTCGACAGCGTGTTCTCAAAGTCTGGAAGGCTTCCTTTGGTGCCGGTGAGGTAAGAGCACGTGCGAATAGGCTTCGCTCTCGCCCCAAGAAAGAAGATCCTCAGCAACGGGCAGCAGCTCTGCCGTGGTTCGCTGAGGGTGTGGCAGTCAAGGAGGCTGCGCGAAGATTGGGTGTCCACTATCTCAAGGTTCAACGATGGTGGATCGAAGAGTTTGGAGAAGAAGTATATCGGAGTCGTGGAAAGCGTCTTCAAGCTGCGCGAACGGCAGCCAATAACCGTAGAGGATTGCCGAAGACGCAAACGGTTGTACGAGTCGCCTGTGAAGACTGCGGCACGGAACACGACCGTACAATGATGAGTTTGGCCAAGGCTGCGCGGCTCATTTGTCCAACGTGTAAGAGCAAGAAGCAAGATCCGCATGCGTGTCCGGTGTGTGGTTTTGTGTTCGAAGGCGCTCGGGGGTTGGCGTCTCATTTTCGGCATCAACGGAATTGCTCTGCGCATAAGGAGTATCGACGCAAGCAATGGGAAGTCCTGGCAAGTCGGACTGACGAGTACGTGACTTGCCAGGAGTGTGGCTTCGTAGGTCGGTCGATTTCGGCTCATATTCAAACACACGACCTAAATTGGAGGAGCTACACGCGTAAGTATCCTGGTGCTCCTCTGTATTCGGCGATCTCAGAGGCACGGAGGCGTGCTCGTATCCGGGAAACACATGCCAGGTACGGATTCACATACGCGGACTTCAAGGCGTACCTGGATGACGAGCATCGTTTGATTGTGGCGGCTGCGGCTAAGGGATTGGGAGTTGCTCAAGATACGGTGCGGACATACGCGAAGAAACTAGACATCCCTACGCGGAATCGATTGGCGTGGCAGCGAGAAGTCTTGCAGACGGTAGCTGATGTTTTGGGCGAAGCGTATAAGTGGGAATGGTCTGACGATCGTATTCGAAATCCCGAGACGGGGAGGTTACTGAATTATGACGGCTGTTTTCCCAAGTCAAAGGTGATCGTGGAGTGCCATGGAATTCAGCATTACCAGTTTGTTCCTCGATGGCACCGTCTTCCAGAGGAATTTGTCAAGTTGCGGGAGCGAGACGTTTACAAAAAAGAGCGAGCGGAGGAGCTTGGCTATACCGTGATCGAAGTGCGCTATGATGCAGAGGTATCTCGTGAGTTTTTCATGGAGTTGTTGCGAGCACCAAAGAAGAGTCGTCAGGCGGTGAAGGACAAGGCCGAGACAATTCTGCGGGAGCTACGGAGGGATTGCTTTCCGTTTCCGGTGATCGATCCAGAGGAGACTCGGAGGGAGTTGGAAAGGCTACAACGGAAGCGCCTGAAGTTAGTTGACGGGATTATCGTTCCTCGTTCGTGGGTTGGGACCAAAGTCTGCAAAGCATATTTCCCCAATCTCTTCCAAGCCAGGTACAAGAATCAGCTATCGGCTGTAGAGGCGTGGAATTCGGATGAGAAGCTCCGGCTTGCTATCCTGACTCAACTAGACTCGTCGCATCCGACGACACCAGAACGAGTGCTTAAGGCGATTCTGATGCATCATCGGGTTCCTACGGTTTTCCGTCCAGCTTATGCTCGATACTTGTATGACCGCTACTGCCCGGAAGGCAAGACAACATGGGATCCTTGCGCAGGGTGGGGCGGGCGTCTCTTGGGCGCCGCAGCGGCGAATGTGAGATACATCGGAACGGAGATTGATGCTCTTACTGTCGAGGGGAATCGCAGGTTAGCTTCCGATCTGCGGCATGACGCGGAGATCATTGAAGGGTCGGCATTGGGCGCGGACATCCCTCAGGTAGACTTTGTATTCACCTCTCCGCCCTACTATGACGTTGAGCAGTATTCAGACCATCCTGAACAACCTCACATGCGATTTGGTTCCGAGGAGGATTGGGTAGAGGGGTTTCTCTTGCCTTTGGTCAGGAAGGCACGTTCTGTGCTGCCTCAAGGCTGCGCTATGGCTCTCAACCTCTCCGATGCCTTGCTAGGGCGTCTAGAAGAGTGCGCTTTTGATTGTGGTTTTGAGCTTGAGACCGTGGTTGGCTTTGAGCTTCCGAATGGAAAGGTTGCTCGGACAGCCGTTTACCGATAGTCGTTCTAGTCGTGTTTTCCCATCAGAGGATCGGGCTTCGTTGCAGAAGCGACGAAACGGGGGCTTGCAAGAAGCCTCTTGCCAAGAGTCGTAGCCAGGTTCGGCGTATTCGCCAGCGAACCAGATCGCTTCGATTTGGCGTCGTCCTTGGGGCGTCTTGGCCGAACGAACGGCAGCTTGTAGGGCTGGGCGACACGTCATGGGAGCCATTGGGTGCTTTCTCAGCACATCGATGGCGTGGTGTTTCGCAACTACGGCCGAAGCCCAAGGGCGGTATCGATTCCCGTCCTTGGGCTGTCACGCCATTGTCGGGTTAGTTGAAGTCACCCGCTGCTGTATATTCAACCTCAGGTCGGTGCTGTAGTTGCTCAGTCTTGGGGCCGCCGGATTTCCGGCGGCCTCACTTCTTCTTGACCTTCCAGGGAGTGGTCTCTTCTGGGTGGAACGTGGCCTCGATGCCAGCCTCATCGAGCGCGCCAACGAGATCAAGAAGCATCAGGAGCGAAGTCTCGATCGTGTCTTTTGGGGACTTGGTGGAAAACTTGTAAGCCTGGTCTCCGAAACGGAGGGAGACGGTTTGACAGTCGCTAGAGATGTGGATGGACGAGTGGTCTCGGATGCTCATGCGTGCCTCTACCGCTCGCGCTTCGGCTGCGTCGCGCTTGTCTTGCAGTGCAGTTGTTGTCGATACATGGTCCACGAACCGCACCCACCCGCCGTCGTCGGCCGCGTACATGCCGGAAGGTCTCCATTCGTATCGCTTATCCACTGTCCGACTTCTTTCCGTAACGCCCGATGCACTCGTCGCGTTTGCGTTGGATCTCGGTCTCGTCTTGCTCGGTGGTGCGGGGTGGCCTGTCGTTCATCCACGCGAGGTCAAAGGCAGCGCACGCCTTCTCGGGAGTGTCGCCAA